ATCTTAATGCATAATAATCAGCATTCTCTTGTGCTCTTTGTTTTAGGTAATCTATTTCAGATTTAGCAGGAGCAACACCTTGTTCAGATTGTTGTTTAATTGCACCATTTGATTTAAATTGAACTGAAGAGAATGGTATATATTCTACACATGAATACCACATCAAAGAATTCTTAATATAATCATCTAAAAGGTCCTGATAATACCCTGATAAACTACCAACAGTCCCTGCTACTATTTGTGCCTGTAAATAATCAAATAAGACAGTTCCTAATAAATTCTTTAGATATTTGTCCTGTGCAGTTCTTACAAATGGTAATAGAGCATCAGCATCTATTGCACCCTGTAATGGTGTGTTTTTAATTATATCGTTTCTGTTTATGAAAAGTGCGTAAGCCATATCTTTTATTTAAATATTTCGTATTCTTTGCTTAATATTGTTGGCATTGTAAATCTTTCCTCTTCTACTAAACCATCTACTGTTGTTTGTGCTTGCGGTTCTTCTTGTGTTGCAGGATTTTCTAAAGATTTATTTGTTTCATCTTCAACTTGCGCTACTGATTTACCAGTTTCTTCTGCAGTTTGAGAAAGTATTACTAATGGTGTTAATTGTTCAAAATATAATTCCATTTCATCTAATCCACCTTGCGTTAAAGCATAATCTAATGCATTTAAGATTAAGTTTTGGAATGGAGATATTGTCATTGTTTGTAAAATAGAGAATGCAGTTTTCATTTCTTCTGATTGTGAAGAGAAACCGTTATTCTTAGTTCTAATACCAAACAAAAGAGGTGAAGTTACTCTATGTGCAACAAGGATTCTATCTTGTGTATATTCTGCAACATAATCATACTTTTCATGTAGATTTGGAATATCAATAATGTCCAATGTTGGTTTAGTAGATGGGTCATCGTTGAATGATAACATAAAACGACCTGCATTATCTGTTCCTGTAAACTTAGCTTGCACTAAATCTTCTATTGTTTCTCTTTCTTCAGGAGCAGGAACACCATTATTAAAGTTTAACATTACAGCAGGTAAGAAACCATTTGTAATATTGTTTAAATGTAAATTACTAATCTCACCTTCTGATACTGCGAATTGCATTGCTGAAACCCAATCAGGCAAACTATAATAATAAAGATTTGGAGAATAATGTTTGATATAAAGTATCTCCATCTTTTCATTAGATGTGCCGAATGCAGGAATCTTTTTCTTTTCTTTTATTTTCTTTTGGTCATTCCAATCTGTGCAATAAAAATAGTTTTGCACTTTAGGATGAGAGAATAATTTTTCTGCTCTTAAGTATTGAACAGGAACATGATACATCTTTATTATCTGTGTATGTTCATCGTTCCAATATACTTGATATGCAGCATTACCATAAAGTTTCAAATCAAATGAAACTCTTTTAGTTTCTTCCTGTGGAATTAACTTTTGTAATAATTTATTTTGTGCTTCGTTTTTAGAATATAAACCTTTACCATAGATTAAATCAGCAATACCTTCTATACATGCAGCATTAGTTGTTGATACATTGTATGTCATTGTTACTGCATCAAAAAAGTCATCATGTCCATAAACGCCAAACGGAATCCAATTCTGACGAGTTTTAGTATCTTCCGAAATCATTGGAAGTTGGTTATTGTTTACATTTACAATTGCAAATTTTTGTTGTTGTTTCATATTAATCCAATATTATGTATCTGTTTTCGCTAGCGTGTGATGTTACTGGCGGTATTTGGTTTTCGTATTCGTATTTCTCTGCTGATGATGATTTAAACACCTGTATAGAACCATGCCATATAGAAGAAGTATCTGTGTATAGGGTTGCTCTATATTCTGCACCTTCGTATGCACCACTAATACTTCCTGTAAATCCTAACAAACTTTCATATCCATTATAAGTGATTCCACTCAATGACATAGTTTGGTTTGTAAGTTTATACATATCTTGCAAACTCATTGTGTATTGATTACTGCCGGTTGGCTCTGTTCGGAAAGTATATTCGTTAGATTGAGATATATGATATCCTAGCATTATCTATTATTTAGCTTGTTCGTATCTTATAATAACAATAGATTATCCTAAAATAGTTAAAACAAAAAAACCCCACTCAATTAAGAGTAGGGTTTAATATTTTATTAAATGCTATACTGATTAGCTGTTAGTTCCGTATACAATTGTTCCTCCGTTTAACACAGAAGTAGGAATTGCAGTAGATGTAGAAGAACCAGAAATGAATGCTGCTGGTAATTGTTCCATACCTGTGAAAGTTACAGAATAACCATAAAGGTCACCTAAACCTGCACCTGTTTGAATTGTTCCTGCAGTAACGTCTGCTCCTAATTTTTCACCAACTAACAATGTATCTCCATTATTTGTCCATACTAAGATTTGAGGTCTACCGTAAGCCATAAGCTTTAATTGAGTAGTCATTTCATTAGTAAGTTTCTTTAAGTTTAACACTAATTCTTGATTGAAGAATGTAGTGCCATTCTCTCTTGAAGAGTTTACTGTCTCAGTATATGCACTTGTTCCTTTTAATTGGTAAAAATAAACTGAAGAAGATGCTGGCAAAGCAGTTACTAAACCGTTTGCATCTTTTGTAAATGAGCCAGTAGTATAGTTGATGAAATAAACACCTTGAATACCACCAATACTCTCTTTACAAACTTCATTTCTACCTGCTGATAAATTACAAGCCATGATACTTTGATTTTAATTTGTTAGTTAATATTAATATGCTCCGTAGTATACGATATCTTGTCCAATACCGAACTGAGTTCCTGCAGTATATCTCATAATGATTCTGTAATTTTGAGAACCATCAATATCCGCCATATCAATTACTTTTACAGTATTGTAATCAGATAATAAACCTGTTCCGAAGAATAAGTTTGATTTTTGAGCTGCAACGATTTTGTTGTCACTCATACCTGGACACATTACGATTTCTACACCATTGAAATTCATTGGTTTTTCACCAACATTCAATTGATTGTTCCAACCGTTAGCACCCAATCCTGATGCACCACCACCTGCTAAAGCTGCCTGGTAAGATTTTGCAACGTTAGTTGATACATACATCAACAAATCTTGCTTACCATAAACTGCCTTAGGAACAGTTAAGAATACACCATTCAATTTAGCGATTACGTTATCTGGAGTTACTGAACCAGAGATGATTGCAGATGAACCACCAGAAGTTCTTGCTGGTAATACTGCAGTTGCACCACCCGCTGCTACTGAAGCAGAGAATGCTGTTTCAAAACCACCGAATTGACCGTTAGTTGAGTTAGAACCTTGCCAGATAGATTCTTCTGTTGCTTGTGCTACTACACCACCAACATAAGATACTAAATAATCGTTGAAAGATTTTGGAATCTCATCAAATGCTGAGAAACCTAATTGTAAAGCTTCCCAAGATGCAACAAATTCTTGTTTACATAATTGGATGTTTACTTGTAACTCTTTTGGAGTTAATACTTGTTCAGAAATAGTTACTGAACCTGTGTTAGTAACGAAGTCACATGATGCATCGTTTACTAAGTTTGCTACTGCTAACTTTTGGATTACTGACTTATACTTTACGTTAGGCATAATAGTCACTAATTTGTTGTCCAAAGTAGTTGCAGATAACAATGCTGCTGCGATGTATCCTGAAGCTGCTTCACCTGCATAAGTTGTAGATGAGATTGTAGGATTCGCAAATTTTTGTAATTTGTTCATTGTTTTCCTTTTTAAATAATAGGGTTAATAATTAGTTATATAATTTTGATAAGAAACTGCTTTGTGGAGTTGCTACTTTCTTACCGTATTTATTTTTGTTTTCTGTTGAGAATTTAACTGCAGATTCTTCTACCGGAGCACCATCTAATTTAGGTAATTCTTCCTCTTCTACTTCTGCCATTTTAATTCCCTCTTCTTCTTGCACTACTTCAGATGCTACTGGTGGATACATTGCTTCCATCTTAGCCATTTTCTTTTCCATCTCTTCGATTCTGTAAGCTAAATCTTCCATTTTCTTACCTAATTCAATTTCTATTTCAGGATTCTCACCTTCTTCTTCCATTGACTTATCTTCATCTGCAGGGATTGGTTCTGCTTCTTCAGTTTCTTCAGCCATCTTTAATGTGCCTGATTTTACTGAGTTTGGTTGTTCTGGTCTTTCGTTCTCTGGTAATTCTTCACCTGTTCCTTGTGGAATTGGTTCTGTTTTTACATCTGCCATTTCTACGTTTTCTCTTTCTACGATTTTACCATCTTCTGATTTTACTTTTAAAAGAGTTTCGTTTCCTTCTTCATCTTTCAACATTAAGTCGTGGAAACCGTTTGGAGCTGGTGATTTAGTTCCATCTTCTGAAACTACGAATAGGTCTTCACCTACATCAAAGGTTGGTGATTCTACGATTGTTCCGTCAGCTAATTTAGCATAAGTTAAAGTCACTTCTTTTTCTACTGATAAAAGTGCTAAAATCTTATTTAATACATTTTTTGAAGTCATCTTAATTTGTTTTATACCTTATATAACAAAGGTTGTTTAAAAAATAGTTATTTTTATTTAGTTTGTTCTATATCTAATAATTACTACACCACTGCTGCCTGAACCAGGAGCACTGTATGCACCTCCACCACCTGCACCATATCCATTTATACCAGAAGTAGCAAATGCAACAAAACTACCACCGTCACCAGCGTTAGTTCCACCACTGCCACCACTTGCAAATCCACCCGGTGTTGCTCTACCTCTACCTCCACCACCTGAACCATATACAGATGCGGTATTATCTAAATTATATGTTAAACCTTCACCTCCATTTCCACCAACGATACATATAGCAGAAAAACCAGCTTGAGATGCTCCACCTCCACCACCACCTGGGGTATCACTACCACCACAATCTATGTTATTACCTGGAGGGAAAACTGTTGGATTTCCTGAACTACCGGTGAATGCACCACCATATGCAATATAATTAAATCCTGCATTGGCAACAGAAGAAGAATATCCATTTGTTGAACTTGCAGCTGCAACTGTTACTGTATAATTTCCTTTATATAATCTAGTAGAAGTATAATTAACTCCACCACCACCTCCACCTGTTCTATCACCTGCTGCACCACCACCTACAATTAACATTTCTACATCAACATTTCTACCAACAACTAATTCACCACTAGATGTAAATTTTTGAAATTCATAATTAATACCACCAGAAGTATAAGAGCCAGATAGTCCTCCTGAAAGAACTAATCCGGATGTGGTTTGCCCTAAAAATGAAGTTGGTGTAAATCTCATTATACTAAATTATTAATTGATGTTGCATATATTGTTGAACTATCAAATGTTACAAAAGTTAAAATATCTTTTGAACTTGTAACAGCTGTTGGTATATATGCATTGCCTGCAGGAAAATCAAATGTTGAATTATAACTTAAACTACCTGTTCCTCCGGTCGGTTGACTAACTAATAAATTTATTGTTTGACCTGGTTTAATATTAGTAGCGGATAAATGTGTTGTGCTACCTGCTGCCAATTCTAAAGTAAAGAAATTACTGCCTGTTAAATTCATAGATGCAGTATTAGAATTAATACTTAATGGAATAATATTTCCATAAACAGCTCCTGTTACCTCTGTTTGACATTCAACTCTAAATTGAGATGTGTTTTCAACTGTTACTGCACCACCTACTCCTCTTGCTCTCAATGCAACTTTACCGTGAATACCTGTTGCTGAGCCTGTTGGTGAGAAGTTTTCAATTACAATGTTTTTACCATTTACAGATTCGGTAACATAACATTGAATTTTAATATCTTGTGTGTTTGAATTTATAAAGAATGCACCTGCACTTCCTGAACCTACCCAACCTACATTGTCAATATATAATCCACCATTAACAGATGAAGTGAATACTCCATTAGTTGTGATAATATTTCCAACTGCTGATATACTACCGGTAGTTTGTGTTAAATTACCTCTTAAAGTTGTAGAGCCTGATATATCAACACTTCCAGTTACGTTTAATGCATTTGCAATTGAACTACCACTTACACTTAAACTACCTTCTACAAATGCGTTTGATGCAGAGTCAATTAAGAAACCTGTTTTTCTACCACCAGATGTTCCTGTTCCTACTGCAAATACTGTCTGCGCAGTTCTACTTTTATTTCCATCTTGTGCATTATATCTACCAAAGAATGCAGAACCAAATATATTTGATGCTGCTGCAGATGACCCGGTCACAATAGTATTATGACCTTGTATCATTGTAGATATTATAGAATGGTTTGCGGTTGTGCCTGTGGTAGCAGAACTACTCACATCTACGAAAGCAGTAATATTACTTCCCATCAACTGACTCTCTGCAATTTGCGGAGCATTTGTTGTTCCTGTTGGTTGAGAGCCTGTAAATAAGATTGTATGCGTAGAACCTTGCATAATATTTCTTGCAACTGTCAAATTTCCTAATCCTATTGATGATGACCAGTATGCATTTCTAATATTGTTTGTAGCTACATTTAATAAGTTTCCAGCAACAGTCATTGCTGATGAACTTATTATAATGTTGGCAGCTGCAACACATTGGTTATTAGAAATTGTTGTAGAGCTTGTAATAAAATTTTGATTTGCTATTATTGTTGGAGCTCCTGTCATTACTACATTACTTTGAATAGTAAATCCACCAACTAATTTTTCAGCATTATTTGCACCTGCACTACCTACGTTTATACCACCTTGTCCTAAAATATTATTTGTTATTGTTGATGTAGATGCACTAATAGGACCTGCTATACTAATTGTGCCACCATTTGAAAAGTTATTATTAATAGTTAATGGATATGCAGTTGAGCCTGTTATTTGTGGGACTGAACCAGAACTGATAAAAATATTATTAGCACCAATATATCTTTTAAAATTAGTAGTTGGTGCTGCAGGATTTGCAAATATATTATTGCTACCTGAAATGATTGTATCAGGTGTTAAACTATTATCTTTGAATATTAAGTTTACAAAAGAGTTTGCTGATGATGTCAAATGTGCAGATGCAGAAGTATATCCTTTCGCAACTAAGATTAAACTACCACTTCTTGGCACTAATGAAGTTGCATTTCCTCCTGCATCTTCAAATGTTTCTGTTCCTCTAAATGTATTGCTTCCAGTTGTTGCAAATGTTCCATTTAAAATATTCTGAGATGCTGTGAAACTATTAATACCTGCAATTGAAGCTGAGGTGCTTGATGATAATGCTGTAATAGAAGCAGATAAAGAAGCTGATAAGGCCGCTTGAGAAGCTTCTGCTGATGCAGTATAATCATTAAACGATGATGTATTTACTTTTGCACTATCAGAACTAAATGTTAAGGTTGCTATATTACCTTGTATATTCTGAACTAACGATGCAGAAAAGAATGTTCCAGGACCAACCAAATTAAAAATAGTTGAATTGCCTAATGTTACACCATTACTTCTGATTTGATTTATAGAAGCAGTGTATGCATTAAAAGAAGAACTAAATGTGTCCAATCTTGTAATACTTGCTCCTGCACTTTGTGTGAATTGATTGAGATTACTATTTACAACTAATTGAGATGCAGTAAATGCATTCAATTGTGTTAATGATGGTGCAAATGAAGAAGTATAAGTATTTAATTGACCTATTGATACATTCCAACTTGCACTATCTGCAGTATATCCAATCTCATCAACTAAAGAGTCAATCATATTTACATTGAATGCTCTTAGTATACTTGGAGAAATATATCCTGTATTATTATTTGGAAAAGAGGTATTGTTATCTACCTTTAACGCTTGTTTAGATATTTCAGACATTTTATATTATAATTTATGTAATTTCAAATCCTTCATCAAAGCCAGAATTAAATCCACCCAATACTGGTTGAACACCCTGTATATTACCAATGCCCTGTTGCATTAGAGCACCTTTGCAGCATGAAACTGAATAAGTGTTCTTATCCAAACATAAACATGCTCTTCTACTATTCTTTGGTGAACTTAAACCTCTTGTAGGTCCTAAATAGATGCCACTTTGATTTTCTCTATTTACAGAGTATCTAAGGTTGCCGCTTCTACTATTAGACCATATTCCTTGACCCATAATTAGTGTTTAATGTAATAACAACTATGGGAGAATAAATAATTATCACTTCATCTTTGCCATCACTTCTTTATGCATCAATTCTTCTAACTGATTCTTATCTGCTTGGAATGCTAAGTATAATAAACACTTCTCTAATGGTAATTCAACTATTTCATCAAATCTAAGAATGTCATCTTTTGTGAGGGTGATAAGTGTTGAATAAGCTCCCCACTTCTTACCAAAGTTTGCTTGATGCTTTGTGGAATATCCTCCTCCGTCATATAATTCAGGGTAGCGTTCAGTAAGTCCCTTGACAAATTGATAAAAAAAAACAGAGCACCGAAATGGATATCCATACCTAAGTCTAAAAACTTTTCGTGATTATCTTTACCATCATAAGGTTTAATTGTATACATACCTTCTTTTTCAAATGTAATTGGTCTGTATAGTATGTTCATTATCTTTGCCCAATTCTCATCAATTGTAAATGTATCCCACTTTGTAATATCTAAATAAGCACCATAAGACATTGTAGATAAGTTAGGTTCAAATCCATATGCTTGCCCATCTATCCATATCTTTCTTTGTAGTTCTTGCTCCTGATTACCAATGAACTGATTTAATTTATGTTTAAGTAATGCTAAACTTTGCACTGATACTTTATTCATCAATTCAGGTTTCAATCCACAGAAATGCCAAAGTGTTATCGCAGTTACTGCTTCTGCATCACCTTCGTAATTCTTTGCATCATTTATATAATCTAAATATTTTCTAAGTGTAATGGTTTCCCAGCTAGTCGGCACTGTTAGTTCTACCTGCATTTGTTAAATAGTTTATTGTTCTTATTAATTTTCTTACTTTTGCTTCTTCGTTCTTTAGTTTCGCATCCATTGCAATTAATTCTGCTGACTTATCATCTACTTGTTGTTGTAAGTCTTTTGCATATAGGATTAAATCTCTTATTTCTTCACTAGTCCACATCTGCGGTCTAGTATCTGATATTTCCAATTGTGATTGCATATCTTCCTTTGTTTTGTGCTTTTTGTGATAACTTCATCATGCAACAATATCTTGCTGCATCTATTAAGTGGTCTAATCCACCTTCAGGTGTATCAGTAATATAACCATGTTTATCCTGTGCGTATTGGTAGGCATACATTTCGTTGATTAGGTTCTGAGATGATTTTAAAATACTTATCTTATGATTTTGCATCACACCTATTCCAAACTTAATACTATCTTTACCTTTTACTACTGGCTTTATATTAAATCCACTTCTGTATAATTCTTCTATTAGTCTTGGTTCTGCACTATCTGCCCATATCTCTTCACTCTTTTGTATATCTAATTTTCTTAATCTATCTGCAATATCGTTTGTCACCATTCCTTTTTCATATATAAGTTCTTCCAAAAAGATTGTATCAGAGTTTTTATACACAGCAACCAATGCAGTAGGGTCACTGCTAAAACCAAAGTCAATGCCAAACCCAACAAAATCGGCATCAATAGTATCCACAATATCAAAATTGAATACTGCTCTTTCATTCGGTGCAAACTCACCCTTGCCATATATCTTCCAATATTTAGGATTCTTTACTTCTAATTCTTCAATTGCATAAATTAATTCTTTTGCTAGGAATGTATTATCCTTATATGTTGTAATGTATTTCTCACAATCATTCATTTGTCTTAACCAATGATAAGGAGAGACAGTAGGATTATAAGCAAGTATAATGCGACCAGTAGTTCTAATGGCGAGTTGGAAATAACTTTCTTCATCAATCTCACTTGCTTCATCAATAAAAAGAATATCTGATTTAATACCACGTAACTTTTCTGCATCATCTGTTGAAATAAATTGTATTGAACTATTATTAAAATGCCAAATCCTATCAGTAACATTGTAATCATCTTCATGCCAAATACCTAAACCTTTTAATATATCTATAAAATCCTTTATTACAGTTCGTTTAAGAGAGGGTATTGTTTTTCTTACTATTGTTATTGTTAATGGATTTTCTATTGCTTTTACTATCAGGAATTGCAAAATAGCATATGTCTTACCGCTTCTTGTTCCTCCAATATGTTGTGTAACTCTTGTCTTTGCATCTAATAAATGCTCAAATGTAACTGTTGTATTAATCTCTACGTTCACTACCTGTTCTATTTACATTGATACTGATTTGTTGAATGCGTTGGTCAATCTCTGCTTTCATTTCTGTTCTGCTTAGTTTAGGCACAACAAACTCCATTAACTTAAGAGATAACTCAACTGCTCTATCTGGATTCTCTTCTCTTATTCTTTCTAAATCTTCTGATAAAGTATTCAGTGTATTATTTACTGCTCTTGCTAATGTCAATTTCATTTGCTCTGTGCTTCTATTCAATGCACCAACGGGTCTACCTTTTGCTAATTTATGTCCTGGTTGAAATGGCATATTATTTAATATTATTTAAATATAACACACAGGGTTTGCGTTTGTAGTTAAAGGGATACATAAGTAGACCACCAACATAATAATCCAATGGTGAGGAGATATGCGATAACCAGAGGGTATATTGGGTCATTACCAAAACTTTCTTTTTTCTTTTTCATACTCTATTCTTTGTTTTGCAATCTCATAATACTCTTTCTCTCTTTCTATACCTACAAACGGCATACCTTCTATCATTGCTGCTTTGCCTGTGCTACCACTTCCCATAAACGGGTCAAGGACTATTCCTCCTTTTGGTGTCACTAAACGAATTAGGTATGCCATCAAGTCTGTCGGTTTGACTGTTGGGTGTATATTTCCTTCATCTCTATCTTTCTTACTTGCTTTAGGACAATAAAAAAATCTACTTGCTCCTCCTTCATCTCCATATGTATTATCATCTCTATAATCACTTGCTGCTGGTGTGTATGTATTAGTATGTTCTGTTGGTTTATTATACTTACTACCTCTCTTGGATGATTTCTTATTTCCACTTTGTTTGTCTAATATTTGTCCGGCTTCCTCATCCATTATTACATTTGCCGGCCATCTACCACCTTCATGTGGTTCTGCTACTACATATTCTTTTCCTTTTGCACTTTCACCATCTTCATATGAATTAAATGTATCGTGATATACATTGTATCTTCTTATGTCCATTTTATCACCATCTTGCATTGGTATTCTTGTCCCATCTATATTCAATCCACCTACTCCATATTCCAATGTATTCTCTGCAACTGTTCCTTTGATTGGTTTTCTTGCCATAACGATTGGTTCATGTGCAGGTTTTAATGCAGTTCCCCAACCTTCCCATTCTTTTGCTACATTAGTTGCGGGTATAGTTATATCTCCTCCTTTACTACCTAATCTTTCTCCACCTAGTCCTCCTGCATCTCCTTCATACTTACCTATTACTTCTCTATTTGCTGAATTTATTTTATCTTTATATTTGTCCAATTCATTCCATTCATTACATATCTTTTGGAATGTTTCATCATCTGGTAATATTACTCCATCTTTTCTACCCTCAAACCATTGGTAGTTAGTAGTTCCATCACAAAATAGTTTATCTGCTTCTGTTTTACTTATACCTCTACTCTGTCTTGCTTCTTTTAATGCATTTGCAACTTCTTTTGTCAAATTATTATTGCCACCTCGTTTGTCCAATTGCTTTGATATGTTGTGCGATTTAGGAAAGCCACTACCATATATCCACATAATCTGGTCTCTTATTTCAAATCCTGCATCTTCTATTCTTACGGCCATTCTATGGTATGTTCTACTACCTGCAAATGCTAATAGATGTCCGCCTGGTTTTAGGACTCTTAAACACTCTTGCCATATTTCTACACTTGGCACATCATAATCCCATTTCTTTCCCATAAAGGATAAACCATATGGTGGGTCTGTCACTATACTATCTATTGAGTTATCCTCTAATTCTTTGAGCTTGTATAAGCAATCTCCATTTAATAATTTTAATTCCATAACTTATTCTTGTTTTACTAATTCGTATCCGTATATTTTAATTGGTATCCCATCTTTATCTGCTATCATCAACATACCATAATATTCGTTTCCTTTGTGTATGATTTTTTTATCTTTAATCCATGTCCACTCAAAGCTGAAATATATTTGGTTATATGATATGTTTGCATCAATCATTATCCAAAGAATTGATTTAATTTTTGTGTTTGTTGTGGAATATCTACACTACAATAATCAGGCATTACATATTCACCTGGCTTTCTAAACACCAAAATGTATTCATGTATCTTTGAGGTAAATCTTTTACAATTTACTTTATAGATTTGTAGTGCAGCAAAAGGAGATATGTTTTCCATAATGATTGTATCCCAATGTTGCATTCCGTTATTCTTAAATTGATTGATTAAATCTCCGTGAAAGTTTCTTAATTCACCATCTCTTCTAAAATCTGCTACAACAAATACTGCGAATGCACCTGGCTTTAATACTCTACCTACATTCTTAACACATTCATTCATACTATCCATAAAGTTATCATATCCCTTTATATCACTCAATTGTCCTTCACAACTTTCATATTGCTCTATGTCATAATAAGGTGGACATGTCATAACTAAATCTGCAAAATTATCTTCTGTATATTCCAATTTACAACCATCTGCTTTATATAATGTAGGTTTAATATTATGTTTGTCAAAATGTGCTAAACTTCTTTTATATGTGTTAGGTGTAATCTCATAACCATAATAATCTCTATCTAAAAGTGTAGTGACAGTTGCTCTAGTAACTCTACCTGCAAATGGGTCAACAACTCTTGCACCTTTTAATGACCAATATCTAACTATTGTTTCACATACGCCTGCATGAAACTCAGACATCTTACCCATATTATCTTCTGTAACTCTAATACCTCTTCCGTCAGGTCTAACATCTATCTCACCATCATCAAAGTATGCAACCTCTTTCCATTTTCTTTTACTTTCAGGTGTTGGTTTATGAATACTAAATGGTTTCCAACCAAATTGGTCTACACTTTTTAATTCCTCATTAAAAGGTAAAACTTTTGCGTAATCGTGCTCTTTAATAACTTGTGCCATATTTTTTATTTATTTTTATTATTCATACCAATCTTTTGTATTAGGATGTTTCATTCTTGCATCTGTTGTGTGAAGTGGTTTTCTTCCCAACTTGCCAGATTCTATTGGTGGTTCTGTATGTCTTCTATCTACACACCATAACCATATACCTGTTTCAAACATAAAGTCTAATTC